TCTTTTATTCACAGCAAAACCCTTCTTTTCAAGACGACCCAATTTATTAATGAGATCACTCTTTTCTTCATCAATGGAACTGTAACCCTTTGATGGCATTTCATCTCTTTCTGTAGAGACACCCCCACCATCGGTGTCATCAAAAAACATTGATTCATCTTCACCGTAATCAATTTCTTCATCCATTTGTGGCTGGGATGGTGCCGTTTGTTTGTTTGGATTTACAAAAGCATCCATGGCTTCTTGGTGTTGCATTTGGGGTGGTGCTCGATGCGATGATTGTGGAGCTGGACGTCTCACAGGCTGGGGTCTTGGTGCAGATATTTCAATCTCATCCATCAGGGCCTGTTCATCCGCATCCAATTTCATCACAGTAGCACTTCCACGATCTAAGACAATTTCTTCGTCCATCTACTCTCTATATGGAAACTATTAAATAACCTTTAACGCACTTTAGAAAAAATTATATGACTAATATATAAATGATTAATCTCAACCGAGCCAACCGAAACGCCATCATGTCCATAGTTGCATTGATCGTGGCGATCTTCTTACTCGGTGCATTGAAGAATACAAGCAGATACCAGCCCAGACCAATCACTATCGCGGCTGTCAATGAAGAGTCCGTCTTCGACTTGGAACACAAGTTGGAATGTGCTCCTGGTCACACGAGTGAGGGTAGTACTTATACCAAGAGTTTGACTCCAGGTGGCGTGTGTGGTGCCGAAAACCTTGTCGCAGAACAAGCTGGTTATATTATCGAGGAAGGAATTGGCGGATCTTTAATCTAAGTTAATACTAAATGGCTCTGATCACTTCGCCCACAGGTATTCCAAATCTTGACTACGAGTATCATACAATTACAATTGATTCAATTGGTCAAGATAGTGCGAACACTTTTACATGCTATCTTCCACAACCCCTTAAAAATGTAGTCCAGGCTAAGCTTGTAGCTGCCCATATTCACTCAAACACGCTTACAGAACATTTTTACGTTTCGATTGAAGAACTTGACACTATTTTTAATGATCGTGCTTCAAATGTTTTAACATCTGAACAATCGCATATTAGTAAAGTGAGAGGTTCATTTGCCAGTCTTGTTACAGAGGCAACCAGTCATGTAGGTGCTGACTATGTTCATGTATTTAAAGATGATTACCCCGTGATGTCTCAGTATATTGATCCTATTCGAAGAATTGATCGTTTTACTGTTAAAATTTTGAATCATAATGGAGACACGATTCAAAACTCCGCTGGTGGGGGTGATAACTTTTTAGTTCTTAGATTTGTGTGTAGAAAACCAAATATGTAATTTTCTCGTATTAAAGTAATATAACATGTCTTCTGGTATTGTTCAATTAGTGGCAATTGGTGCTCAGGATGAGTACATCATGGGCAACCCAGAGATATCGTTTTTTAATTCCACGTTTAAAAGACACTCTAATTTTTCACAATCCGTCGAGAAACAACTGATACGCGGAGATGTGAAAAATAATTCAATGTCAAGTGTTCAAATTGAAAAATCAGGTGACCTTCTTGGATATATTTACATGACTATTGATGATACAACACAAGCCCTTGATACATCCCGATGGGATCTTATAATTGATAAAATTGAATTTCTTATCGGTGGTTGTGTTATCGATACACAAGATGCAATTTTTACAGAAAAAATTGCAATTGATACATTTGCACAAAATGTGTCGAGAAGTGCAATTGGACCTCACTCAGGTGTAAGTAATCGATCATATTTTTACCCTCTTCGCTTTTTCTTTTGCGAGGGTCCTCAATGCGCATTACCACTCGTAGCACTTAACTACCATAATGTAGAACTCCGTATTTATTGGGGGGTGCAAGCCTCAAGATACAATGTGGAAATGTATGCAAACTACTATTATTTAGACAACGAAGAAAGAGGTAATATTGCGTTAAGAAAACACGATCTTCTTATTACCCAAGTTCAAAAAAATATTCCATCCAATGAAAGAGTACAAGAACTTACATTCAATCACCCAGTAAAATATATCGCGTCAGGTGATACATCTATCGATGGCGCACTTACGTCTCCACAAAACAGGGTAAAAATAAGTATAAATGGTGTTGATTTGAGTAATTATAGATGGGGAAGACCACACTTCATTGATACACCAAATTACTATCACACAAATTTTGTAACTTCACCAGACTTCTTTCTTCACTGTTTCTGTCTTATGACAAGTTCTCTTCAACCTACAGGAACTCTCAATTTTAGCAGAATAGAATCCGCAAAGATCGTCAGTGAAAGTGAAAACATTACCGAACCAATATATGCTGTAAATTATAACATCTTGCGGATAGAAAATGGTATGGCGGGGCTGCTTTACGCAAATTAATTTACCCTCTTATATTAAATGGTCAAGAACTTACCGTCAGTAGAGAGATCTACCAAAATTAGGTTTGGTAAGCTTGTCCCCGATTTCGCCGATCAGGAGGAAAATACCATTGTCTTTAACGCGAGTAACGTGACAGTTCCAACACCTTATTCTAATGCAGTGTATCTATCACCAATTCGTAATAGATCTGATTATTCAGCCCCGGAAGTTGTGCTTCTTATGTATGACAAAAATACTAAAGAAATCACAGAATCCGGTGAATCGGCAGGAGCTCTGGTTGGTGGTGCCACACTTGATATTGTAACAAACCGTAGTAATACCACGGCAAATACAATGATATTGACAGGTCTTACAGGTTTTGCAACTTATGGAAATGTTGGTATAGCGAATACATTGGCTTCACACACAGTAAGTGTTGGTTCAAATCTCTACATTGATGATACCGGTCCAAATATTTTGGTTGTTTCTGGAAATGTCGCAATACTTCGTGATTTGACTATCGAAGGAAATCTTCAAGTGAGTGGAAGTACATCAGTTATTTATACCGAAAACACAACTATTAAAGATGCAATTGTGGAATTGGGTAAAGACAATACTTCTGGAGATACAACTCTTGATTTGGGTGTTCTCATGCATCGCCCAGATGCACTATCAAATGTAGTTATTGGTTATCGCGAAGAAACAAATGAATTTGCGATTACATATACTGATTCAAAACCCACTGATAAGAGGATTACACCTAAAACAGATGAAGACATTAATGTGCACGTGTATGGTTTAACGCATGTAGATGCTAATATTTATGCACACAAAGATGTACTCGTCACTGGAAATGTGTATGTATCCCAAAATGTCTCGGTCGCCGGGGAGATGACAGTCACCGGTAATGTCTATGCCGACAAGGATCTCGAGGTCGTAGGGAATGTCTACGCCGATGGTAATGTTGTTGCGTACAAGGATCTTCTTGTCACAGGCAACATATATAGCACGGGTAATACCAATGTTACAAGTAGTCTTAATATTACTGGCAACGTCTACGCCAATAAAGATTTAGAAGTTGTGGGGAATGTTTATACCGATGGTAATGTTGTTGCATACAAGGATCTTCTTGTTAGTGGTAACATATATAGCACGGGTAATACCAACGTCACAAGTAGTCTTAATATCACTGGCAACGTCTACGCCAATAAAGATTTAGAAGTTGTGGGAAATGTCTATACCGATGGTAATGTTGTTGCGTACAAGGATCTTCTTGTCAGTGGCAATGTGTATGTATCCCAAAATGTTTCTGTCGCTGGGGAGATGACAGTCACCGGCAATGTCTATGCCGATAAGGATCTCGAGGTCATAGGGAATGTCTATGCCGATGGTAATGTTGTCGCGTACAAGGATCTTCTTGTCAGTGGAAATGTGTATGTGTCCCAAAATGTCTCCGTCGCTAAAGAGATGACAGTCACCGGTAATGTATATGCCGATAAGGATCTCGAGGTCATAGGAAATGTCTATACCGATGGTAATGTTGTCGCGTACAAGGATCTTCTCGTCAGTGGTAACGTATATACCACTGGAAATACCAGTATTTCGGGTGTATTAAATCTTACAAATGCAACAACTGCGCTCAAGACTAATCTTACTTCGAATGTTCATGTAAAGTTGGATCAGTTGTCAAATGTCGTCATAGGTCAAAAAGCACTCGCCAACAAAGATATGCTTGTATATGACGGAGCAAATTGGACCAACCAACTTCAAAATCATACATTTTTGTATGCAAAAGCTAGCGTTCCATTAAGTAAAGGTGATGTTGTGTATGCAACTGGTGCGGTTGGTAATGAAACATTTGTCGTCGATAAAGCAGATGCTCGCTATCCCGCGAAAATGCCCGCGCTTGGCGTCGTGTACCAAGATTTAGCTCAAAATGGACAAGGTCTTATTGTCACATTCGGACGCGCAGACGGTGTCCCACTTGATAGTTTCGTAGAAGGTGAAACCGTGTATGTGAGTAATACTGTACCTGGGGGTCTCTCAAACATCGTACCACACGGAGAGGTGAATGGTGTACCCAACCTCATCCAAAACATAGGTATCGTGGTTAAACCTCACACATCACAAGGTATTGTTTCCGTAACTGGCGTTGGTCGTACAAACGCCATTCCAAATGCAAATGTTATTACAACTACACCTGCGTATGTGTACACCGATGGCAGCGATGACAAAAATACTTTACATAAAATTGTACCCGCCAATCTTCTCACAAAACTTCAAACTTTGGAACAAGTTGTGAATACTGGAAACACTGTGGCAAATACAATTAATTTGACTGGTCTCACAACAACTGGGAATGTGAATATTACAAGTAACATTTCAGTGGTAGGTCTCGCAGATCCAAATAATAAATACTTACCCATGGTGGATACAAATGGATATTTTGTAAAGTCGCCAGTATATGTTACAAATGAAGGTAAATATGTGATATCAGCAAATGAAGCTGAGTTCTTAGGTAACATTACACTCGGTGGTAATACAACAATTATTTCATCAACTTCTATTACCATTTCAGATAGAATTTTTGGTGTGGGTGCAAACAATAGCGCCACAGGGTTGGACAGTGGTTTTATCATAGAACATCAAGATCTCGGTACATTCGCAAATGTTGCAATTATACACCACGCAGATGAACACAGGTTCTCCGTGGGATACACACAAAATACATTTACAGATAACCATATTTTACATCATCAACATGATGATGGCACTTTACTGAGAATTGATTTGCTCGGTAACGCATTGGTACAAAACAACTTAGCAGTATATGAAACTGGTACTTTTGGTGAGCGTGTGGGTATTAAAACAGTGTCACCCGGTTTTGATTTGGATGTAAGAGGAACTGCAAATGTTGGGGCATTCACTGCGACAACTGGTACATTTACAGGTGATGTGAGTGGTGTTGCTGGCGATTTTAGTGGCGCTGTGAGTGGGACAACTGGTACTTTTACGGGTGATGTGAGCGGTCTTTCCGGTAATTTCAGTGGTAATGTTGATGCATACGAACTTAATGTTTCTAATGTAACAACCACAAATTTAACAATGAACACGGTTACTGTATACGCGTTTCAATCACTTGAAAGTATTGTTAATATATCAAATGTAACATCCAATACCGTGCAATTTACAAATGGAGATACATCGTTAGTGGCTTTTGGTAATGTGGTGGTGACTGGTAATGTCATCGTGGGATCTTTAACAACAACTGGTAATATCACGACGACTGGTAATGTCAACGCAACATCTTTAACAACAACTGGTAATGTCACTGCGGGTTCGTTGAACACAACTGGTAATGTCACCGCGGCATCGTTAAACACAACTGGTAATATCACCACGGCATCTTTAACGGCGTCTGGTAATATCACGGCAACTGGTAATGTCACCGCGGCATCGTTAAACACAACTGGTAATATCACCGCAACTGGTAATGTCATCGCGGAATCTTTAACGGCAACCGGTAATATCACCACAACCGGTAATGTCATTGCGGCATTTTTAACCACAACTGGTAATATCACCACAACTGGTAATATCACTGCGGCATCTTTAACCACAACTGGTAATGTCACCGCGGCATCATTAAACACAACTGGTAATATCACCGCATCTGGTAATGTCATCGCGGAATCTTTAACGGCAACCGGTAATATCACCACAACCGGTAATGTCATTGCGGCATTTTTAACCACAACTGGTAATATCGCTGCGAGTGGTCACGTTACACAAACCAATGTACCCGCTTTTACGGTGCATTTAACCGATGGGAGTATTTCAGGTGCCGGTATTATTGATTATAATAGTGTACTCACAGATAATACAAGTAGTTACACATCTGCTAATGGCAGATTTACAGCACCCATAACTGGACACTATTTATTTAGTGCAAGTGGTGTGTGGCAAAATGATAACACAATATACGATTTTACCATAAATGATGTGCGTCAAAATATTAACTCGTTGTGTAGCTCACCATCGGCAAACTATATACAGTGTAACATAACTGCCGTTTTATACTTGACAGCGGGTCAGTATGTAAATGTTTATCAGGTTCAAGGTGGAACTTTTGGTACAGATAATAACGTATTTACCGGGTTCTTAATAGGATAATTAAATTCGATACTACCAACTCAGAGTGATCTGGACCGTGGCATTAGCAGAAGAAGAACTCAATGAAAAATCTTTAAATGTAAATACCCAAGATATTTCTCTGTTTCTAATATAGGATATGTCAACACACATAATTAATTTTCCCGGTGCTGACATAAACACTGCCAAATTAACAGTTGGGGCGGGAGGTCTTGATGTATATGGCGGTACCTTTGTAGTTAATACACAATCAAGTAGTGTTGGTATTGGAAAAACCAACCCAGAATCTGCATTAGATGTTACAGGTGATTTAAACTTTTC